AGAAGATTGGCAAATACATTACGCCCGCAGACGGCTTCCAAATCTTGGCAACAGCCAATACGAAAGGTAAAGGGTCCGATGACGGTCGATTTATTGGGACTAACGTGCTTAATGAAGCTTTCCTAGAACGTTTTGCTGTTACCTTCGAACAATCTTATCCTACCGCAGCAAACGAATACAAGATTCTCTATAAAGTTTCTGCGTCTCTTGGAGTGCTTGATCTTGACTTCTTGAAGCATCTTTGTGACTGGGCAGATATCATCCGTAAGACCTTCTATGATGGTGGTATTGACGAGATCATTTCTACCCGTCGTCTGGTTCATATCATTCGTGCATATTCCATCTTCGAAGACAAGTCGAAAGCGATTCAGGTTTGTATTAATCGATTTGATGATGAAACCAAGTCCGCATTTTTGGAACTGTATGATAAGGTTGATGCAGACTTCCAACTAATTGACAATACTGAAGAATCTTGATAAAATGAATGCATGGTCTCTATTATATGATGAATTAAACATGGATAGTGATTTAGAGTGGGTAAAGGCCAATGGGGGTTTTGATTACACTCCCATGGTTTCTCAACCCGATAACCACTACAAGTTCTGGGAAGAATATTATTACCCAGAAGAATCTGCAACTTTTTCAGTAAATATGCCCGAAGACAAAATTGAACTTCCAGAAAATATCAATGGATTCTGGAAGTATGAAGAAGATCTGACTATGAAGGAGGTTCGGGACTATCTGTCAGGAACCTACCGTTCCCATTACACCTCTCAAGAATCCAAAACTCAAACTCTTGATTTAATTGAGAGTATCGGTGATGCAGAGGCCTTCTGTCGTTCGAATGCGATCAAGTACCTTTCACGTTTTGGTAAGAAGGGTGGAAAGTCAAAACTTGACATTCTGAAAGCAATTCACTATTGTATTCTTCTGTATCACTTCTCTGGTCTCCACAAACCTTCCTCTTCTAATTATGAAACTTTCTGAATCCACTGTATCTCTCCTAAAGAACTTCTCTTCGATCAATCAGTCTATTCTGTTTAAAGAAGGTAAGAAACTCCGAAGTATTTCGGTAATGAAGAACATCTTGGTTGAAGCCAATGTGTCTGAAGAGTTTCCTAAGGATTTTGGTATCTATGATCTGAACCAGTTCCTCAATGGTCTTTCACTTCATTCTTCCCCCGATCTTGACTTTGATAACGAACAATATGTTGTAATCAAAGAAGGTCGTTCACGTTCAAAGTATTTCTTTGCAGATCCTTCTGTGATTGTTGCACCTCCTGAGAAAGAGATCACTCTTCCTACTGAGGATGTGTGTTTCCAACTCACCAGTCAACAATTGGAGAAACTGAAAAAGGCTGCTTCTGTTTACCAACTTCCTGACATCTCTGTTATTGGTGAAAACGGTGTCGTTAAACTAGTTGCACGTGACAAGAAGAATGACACTTCTAATGATTTCTCAATCATTGTTGGTGAAACTGAAGATCAATTCGTATTCAACTTCAAAGAAGAGAATCTGAAGATCGTTCCAGGTAACTACGACGTAGTTGTTTCTGAAAAACTACTTTCTCGTTTTCGGAATCAAAACATTGACGTGACCTATTACATTGCACTGGAACCTGATTCCACTTTTGGATGATGAGACATATCCTTTTTACACTAAAGGGTTGTTCTGAGGTACTTCTTGATGATGAGGCACATATACGTAATGTACTTGTTCATGCAGCACAAGTCTGTAAGAGTACATTGTTAAATGTCTCATCACATAAGTTTGAACCACAAGGTGTGACTGCTATTGCTCTTCTTGCGGAGAGTCATATTAGTATTCACACTTGGCCAGAAAATGGTATGGCAGTATGCGATGTCTTTACTTGTGGAGACCATACTGTCCCAAGGGCAGCAGTGACTTACATGTATGATATGATGTGTGCCACTGATATAGTAAGTGAACAATTTACGAGACCCTTATCATGACCAACTGGAAAGAAAAATTCAATGAATTAACTGATAGTGAACTAAACAAGATTGCTATTCTCAGGGTCATGGAATGTACAAATGGTATCATTCAGCATTCATTTCGTGATCAGACTGAAGATTCCTTTTCTGTTGAAATAACACGAGAGGTTATGAAGTTTAGTATGTCATGTATGAAAAACATGACTATTCCTCTTAAAGAAGAAACAATTACCTTCAAACCCAATACAGAAGAAATATTACGTAGAGCAAGAGAACTTTATGTAAGTGGCGTCAAACACAACAATGAAGATGACTATAAAGAGTTTATGGAAATCTCAAAGGAATCTGCACAAGTTTGTGGTATGCAAAGACTTCTTGATGCCAAAAAAATTCTTGAGGAAAACGTTGACGTGTTTCCACCTGGTACATTAGACTGGGGTGTGTCTTATCTTATGCAATTTTTTACTGATGAATATCTTCGTGACTTCTTCGAATCCGTGGGAGAGCGCAAGGGTCTTACCTGACAAACATATTGTCAAGATGCCCCTAGAGACCTGTCAGATGCTCTCTATCGTTGCTTCTGATAAGTGGGGTCATGGATTTGGAACTTTACCCAAAGCAGATGGAACACCTTACAGTACTGAAAAAGGTGCATTCCGTAATCATCCCTGTACAAAATGGGCAAGTGAATTTGTGAACAACTGGCAATGGTTGATTCAACATGGAATTGCATTGTGTGATGAATACAAACTGAGGTATGGAAAACACCATACTTGTTTTAAAACACTAATTGTTGCAAAACAAATTTTTCCCACAGCAGATCCACAAGGTCGTAGTGGAAAGGAGACAACTCCATTTGTGAGAGCAATGCCTGAGGAGTACAAGTTTGATACTAGTATTTCTACATTTGATGCATATAAGATGTATATTTCTTCTAAACCTTGGGTAAAGGATAATTACCTACGTATACCATCAAGGAAACCAGAATGGGTATGAAAACAACATTAACTATTGATGAGGATGGTGTTCTCACTTTTCCACCAGAAATGATGGAAGAACTTGGTTGGAAAGAAGGTGATGTGTTAGAATGGATTGATAGAGGTGATGGATCTTTTTATTTGAGGAAACCTGATGAGTCGTAATGAATTTGTGTGGGTTGAGTCTTATCGACCCCAGACTATTGAGGATTGTATTCTCCCTGATGGAATCAAGAATACTTTCCAAAAATTTGTAGAGAAAGGTGAGGTTCCTAATCTTCTTCTTTCTGGTCCACCTGGTTGTGGTAAAACTACCGTAGCAAAAGCACTCTGTAATGAACTGGGGGTAGATTTTTATGTCATCAATGGATCCGACGAAGGTCGATTCCTTGATACTGTCCGAAACAATGCGAAAAACTTTGCTTCGACCGTATCACTTTCGTCAACTGCTAAACACAAAGTCATCATCATTGATGAGGCAGATAACACAACCCCAGATGTACAACTCTGTCTACGGGCGTTTACTGAGGAATTTATTGGTAATTGTAGATTCATCTTTACCTGTAACTACAAGAACAAAATTATTGAACCCCTCCACTCCCGTTGTGCAGTCGTTGACTTCTCCATCAAAGGAAAAGAGCGTCAGTCCCTTGCAGGAAAGTTCTTCACACGTCTCCAACAAATCTTGGATACAGAAGGTGTTGAATATGATAACAAGGTCTTGGTAGAACTCATTCAGAAACATTTCCCCGACTGGAGACGTGTTTTGAATGAACTTCAACGATATTCTGTCAGTGGTAAGATTGATACTGGTATTCTTGCCGCCTTCACAAATGTTAAAACCGATGAGTTATTTAAGAGTCTAAAGGACAAAGATTTCTCTAAAGTGAGGAAGTGGGTCGTTGATAATCTTGATAACGATGCTCATGTTCTTCTTCGTAGTGTTTACGATGGAATTTATTCTAAGTTGGATGGTAGTGGGATCGCTGCTGCTGTTCTAATTATTGCAAAGTATCAGTATCAGAGTTCTTTCGTTGCCGACCAAGAAATAAATATGTTGGCATGTTTGACAGAGATAATGGTGGAATGCCAATTTAAGTAATGGAGATTTGAAATGAATGTGAAAGTTATTCGAATGTCCTCAGGTGAGGATGTAGTTGCTGATGTTCTTGAAGATAAAGAGGAGACCCTTGTCCTAATGAACCCTATCGTTGCCTTTAATCAGGGTAACGGACAACTTGGATTTGCTCCTTATTCACCTCTTCTTAAACGTGAGGAGAAAGAATTGGAGATCAATAAGAAGTGGATCGTTTACATTGCAAATGTGAATGACGAACTGGTAGAAAAATATGAGGAGATGTTTTCTCCAATTCAAACACCAAGTAAAAAACTTATTCTCTGATGAATAATGTTTGGAAGAACTATAAGAAAGTTCTGTGGGAAACTTTTCCCAATATGGAAAATATTTGTGACTGGGCAGACTGGGAAGGTAAAAATCTAAACCTTTCTGCCAAGTTATATAATGATGAATATATTCTCAAGTCCAGAGAAGTTGAGATCTGGAATGAGAAAACCTGTATCTATAACACTATCATCTATCCTAAGACGGGAGAAAATCTTCCATGTTTGGGTATGGACTTGATGATGTTTTTTCCTAAGAAAGTGGTGATTACTTTTGACTTTCAACATCCTGTAGAGAACTATCGTTTTTCTGTAGATGGTCTTCCAAAGTGTGAAGGTGGCATTCGTTTCTTTGAACCAGGAAATCATTTCTCTGATAATCTATACATTGCAAAATGTACTTCTGAAGAGGTGGATGATCATCTTGATATATTCAAGACATATCTGTCTAAGTACAAAGATATGTTAGAATGTAAAAAACCCTCTGGTACGGATACGTCTGAGTACAGAGATTTTGATAATTACATGACCAAACTCGATCCAGTTGCTGGATATCTCAAAAGTAATTTTGGAGAAGAGAGGTCTGAAAAATTTGTAAAAGAATTTTTATTTTGTTATGGAACTTAAGGATTGGCTGAATTCTATTAACTTCACCAAGGAGAATATCCTTGATGAAGATCCTACTCTTTCACGAGAGTATCCACCATATATTATTAACAAATGTCTTTCGGGACACCTTGATTGTGTGATGTTTGCTAATGAAATGAATAGGTATCATTTCTTAGACAAAGATATGCAATATAACTTTTATATAAATATTTTGAGAAAGAAGAAGAGATTTTCTCCTTGGTTAAGAAAGGAGAAAGTGTCAGATTTAGAGTATGTAAAACGTTATTATGGTTATAATAATGAAAAAGCATCTCAAGTTCTGAAAATTCTATCTAATGAACAAATTGATTTTATCAAACAACGACTTGATACTGGTGGTACAAAATGACACAGACAGCTGAACCTCAGGTTACTTGGTCTCAAGACAAAATGGTCGAGATCAAACTGAATGAACCTGATGATTTTCTCAAGGTTAGAGAGACTTTGACTCGTATTGGTGTTGCTTCTAGAAAGGAAAAGAAGCTGTATCAATCTTGTCATATTCTTCATAAACAAGGAAAATATTTTATCGTTCACTTCAAGGAGTTATTTGCTCTGGATGGGAAATACGCTAACCTTACTATTAATGATGTTCAGCGTAGGAATCGTATTACTAAGTTGCTTTCTGATTGGGGACTTATTAGTATCCTCAATGAA